CTTTCTCCTGCCTCATCTCCGACCCCGCCGTCATGACCGTCCTCGAAGCAGGGGGGTATTGCGAGCGGACCCAGTACTCGGTCAGGCTCCCCGCTGTAACGGCCTCCTGGAGCCTCCCAGACGGGTCTACGGGGTCATCGGCGGCCCTACTGTCGGCAGGTGTCCCCATCGCCAGCCTAGGCCAAGGGAAGAAGATTGTGGCCGGCGGTAAGACCGTCCGCATCACGACCCAGACTTACAAGCCTGCGTCGGCATGGATCACGCTCGTCGTCATCGACGATAACCAGTAAGCGCCGTGGTCACGGTCAGCATCAGTCCTAAATCTCAAGCTGAGTTCATCGCGGCCCTCCGTCAGTTTGCGGCCAACACCGGCCAGACCATGCGAGATGCCTGCCTTGAACAGGCTGCCCTTGCCTGCCAAGACGCGGCAACCTTTACCCCTCCTATGCCAAAAGGCGGAGGCCGTGGCCTTTCCAAGGCTGCTCAGACCGCAGGCGACGACGCCGTGGCTGGCGACATCAAGAAACTCTACGTTGCGGCAAACGACCGTACCGCAAACTCAGCTGCGGCTCTACTGGGCAATCAGCTTGCCTACGCCACCAAGGCCAACGACATCGGCCTGTTCAATAAGATTATCGGCAAAGGCACACTACAGGCGCTCAAGGGTCTGCCCCCAATCATGCGCAAGATTGCCAATGACCAGGACTACACTCGTGCGTTCGCCAAGGCCAAGAACTACTTTAACACGACCAACCCCATCCAGACCGAATACGGTCAGGGCTTCGTCACTGATCTGCGTCCTCCGCATAACCGCATCAAGGCCAAGTACGGTGGCCGCATCGGCAAGGGCACGCGCCCGGTCACCATCAAGATGCTCGTCGAGACTAAGTCCGAGCTGACGCAATACATCAAAGACCGCCAGCAGATGGTCGGCATGATTAAGGCCGGCTGGGCCTCGGCCCTGCGCTCCCTGCCTAAGCCTATGATTAACGGTGTCCCGAAGGACTTCGGGGTCGACCTGCTCAAGGTAGCATGGATTAACCGCCACACTCAGGTCCGCGGAAGCAATAGCCTCATCGCCAATGAGAAGGTCGTCGAGCTGAGCGTCACCAACAGCCAGGGCAACGTAAACAACATTGGCGTCGACGCCTCCGTGCTTCCCCTGGTCTACGCAAACCGTATCAAACAGATGAAGGCCCGCTTTGAGAAACACATGAACTCCACCATCCAGCTGGCTAACCGCCGCTAACTTTATGGGCACCGCATCTATCCGTCACATCGTCGAGTCTACAGTCGCGACCTACCTATCGACCCAGACCGGGCTGACCACCGTCACCTTCCTGACGGGCGACAGCGCCGCAACGCAGACCCTGCCCAAGGCCGTGGTCCTTTGCGAAGCCGCCCGGGCACCGTCCGACCTCCCCGAGGGCCTCGGCAACTTCAGCTGCTCGGTCCGCATCACCCTCTTCTCGAACGCCGACGACACGACCCTCGCCGATCACCGCCTCCGCTGCGCCGCCCTATCCGGCAATATGCGTGACCTGACCTCCATCAAGGCGGCCTTCACGGCCACGGGTGACGCGTCCTGCTATGACGTTACCATGCAGTCCGAAGACGAGGGCATTGACGAACGCTCCTGGGCAACGTCCTTTTCCTTCGACATCCTGACGGTCTTCCCAGCGTAATTCCAAACCGCCCAAAGGTATATGGCCGCCATCAATAACGGAACGACCTGCCTCTACGGTGTGGCTGGTACTGTCACCAACCTCTACGTCCAGAGCTACAGCCTATCTTCCTCGTTCAATGCCGAGGCCACGGTGGTCGACGAGACTGGCCTGACCAAGACCCACCGCCTCGACGATCGCAAGTCCGAGATTACGGTTGAAGGTATTTGCAAGACCTCCTCGATGCCTGTCCTCGGCGCCGCACTTAGCTTTACGCTTAACGCCCAGACCGCTTACCCGTCTGGTTCGGCTTCCGTTTCCTTTGCTGGTACGGTCACCAAGATTGACGAGAAGGGCTCCAACAAGGGCTTCACCGCGGTCACCGTGACGGCTATCGATTACGAAGGCATCACGCCTGCCTAATTGACTTGGCCCTAAGTGGGCTAGACTAGGCGTATGGACAAACGGTTCCTGAACGCCTTCATCGACCCGGCTCCCTTTCGGCTGCTGGGTCGTTCTATGTACCCCTGGTGCCTGAAGTACCGGGTGCGCCTGATGGCCTTTGACTCGCCCCTGGTCACCGGCTCTCGCGGCATCACCCCTGCCGACCTTATCTTTGCCTGCCAAGTGTGCGCTGAAGAACCCCTGGGCGACATAGGATGGCGCGATCAGCTGCGGATGATGTCCCTATCCCGCAACCCTGCCAAGTTCGAGGCTATGCTCGAAGCCTTCTCCGGCTATATTCTAGTCAACGATTGGCCGAAGTTCTGGGAGCAAACAAAGAAGTCTAGCAGCGGAAGTAAGGGCGTGCCTTGGCCGCTGTCCATCGTCGCCAACCTTATAGCCAACGGCATCGAGGAAAAGCGGGCGTGGGAAATGCCGGAGTGTCAGGCCATCTGGCTCAACTCCGCCCTGGCTATCTCCAAGGGTGCGGACGTCGCGATTATGTCGCCTGAGGAGGAAGCCTTCATGGCCGAGGAGGAAGCCAAGGACGCGGCGGCGGCGGCTTCCAATCCTGCAAAGGAAACCCACTGACGATGTCTCAAGACCTAACCGTAAACATCAAGACGACCTCCGACGTCCCGCAGGCGATGGACAAGGCGAAGGCCGCCACTGTTTCTTTCGGTAAGCAGGTCGATGACATTGGTCGTAAGTTTAGCACTGCGTTCAAGGACATTGCCTTCGCCTTCGTTGCCCCCCTAGTAATTCTTAACTCGGCCATCTCGGCCATCTCTGGAGCCATTGCCAAGGCCAAGCAGGACGCCAAGGATGTCGTAGACTTTGCCGCAAAAGGCACCTCGGTATATGCCGACAAAGGTGCGACAGACATGGCTCAAGCCGCAAACCGCATTGCTGGCAAAAATAAGGATAGCAAGATGTCAAAGAAACAGCGTGAAGAAGCCGCTCGTGCCTTCCTTGATTCCAGCGAAGACCAAAGCACGTTCGGTGACAGCGAAGGAAACCTTGCCCTAAAACAGTACCTTGACGAAGGCGAAGGTAAGGGTGCGGCTGAGATGGCACGCCGCAGGGCTAAACACGCACTTATGTTTACGGGAGTAAGCGACATTGCCAGCGACCCGGAGATGCAGGACGTATTATCTCGCCGCGCTAAACTATCAAACGATCGTGCCGCCGCGTTTAACGACAACCCGAACGACCCAGCCGCCGCCGCCGCAGCTCAGGCCGCCGCTCAGAAGGCGTCCGACGATGCCGCCAAGGCCAAGGGCACAACCTTCAAAGGCCCAGAGGGCTTCTCCAACGTCGTCGGCGTGGGCGCCAACCCGGTCATCGAGGCCATGACCATGCAGCTCGAAGAGACCCGCAAGCAGACCGTCCTCCTTGAAGCCATCGCAAACATGAGCGGAAGCGGCGGAGTGCCCGTTGACTTTACCAAGGTTGAAGCACCAACCATGACCACTTAACTTTATGGCAATCGTAATTAACGGAGACCCCTTAACCACTGCCCTGCTTCAGCCTGGCTGGACGGTAGTCAATGACGGCTTCGGCCTCAACACCTCGACGACCGTCTACAAGGTCGACACAACCTTCGACATCGACGCGTTTGCGGTCAAGGGAAGTCCCCACCCCGATCCTGCGTATGCTTACCTCAAGCTCGACAAGTGGAAAATCAGCTGGGATAGCCTGGACATCGCCACGCTGACCGTCGACTACGTCGGCATCGACACAGCCGTTAACGCTGGTGAATACACTTTAGCAAACACCTCCTCGGCCAACGGCCTGACGACCGAGAACCTGACAACGCATCCCAACTTCTTTAACTTTGACGCGTCATTTACGACTGGGCCAATTGCCGGCACGGCCTACGTCCAGTCAGATCTCGGCCCGCTTGTTGAAATCAAAGACCCTGCCGACTTCGTCACTCAGGTCATCTCTGGCAAGACCATCATCATCTCAAAGAAGCAGTCCTACATCGGCGACAACGGCGCCTGCTTTGAGTCTGAACTGGGTGGCCGATTCATCGGCTTTGTCGACCCGGCCTACCCTAACTACTACGGCAAGACCAATTACCTTGCCACCACGACAACCTATTCTGGCGTCATCTACATGAAGGACGCGGCTTACGTTATCGACATCTTGGGCTACCTAAACTCGGCAACAGCCACGACCGACTTCGGCACCTGGACCCTAATCCCAGACTGGGCAATCGTTGGCGCTGGATCTGGTGGAGGGAACAGCAACCTCCTTTCGCAAGTAAACGTCGAGGAGTTCGGTTCACTTTATAAAGTCATGTACGAAATCCGCTATTCAAAAGTGGGCTGGGATTCCAGCGTCTACATTAACATTTAATCTATGACAATTCAGCCCGGCAACGGTTACAACTTCGTATCGTCTAGCCAGGGCACGTCCCTGAATGTCGATAAGCCGTGGACTCCTCCAATCGGCGACGCGCTTGTCTTCGCCCCTGAGTTTGTCCTAGGCGCCTCAAACCTACCCGAGCAGCTCGTATACGGTGACGGCACTGGTGGTCGGCCTGTTCCATTTCAGTGCCAGATTGTAAGCATCAACGGTGAGCGCTTTCTCCAGATTGGTGTGGGCGCTATCGGCTATACATCCAGCGCGATGCCCCTCATCAAGGCCGGCGCCGAGACGCGGATCATGCAAGCCTTCGCTAACAAGCTGCAAATCTGCCCAAGCGGGATGCGCACCTACGGCGACCTCTACCCAATCTATCCCTACGACGACCCCTCCTATTCTTTGACGTGGTGGATGGAGGACGGTGGGGGTTATAAGTTATCAGATACTAATGACCCGGTTACCCTGTACGCGTTCAAGTGGGACGTCGCCCCTGGCGTGGCTCCCTTCAGCACGAGCACGGTGGTCAACACTGGCCTCCCAACGCTGGCCCTCATCGCATCGTCGAATAGCACTGACGCCAACAAGGTCGCCGTAGACCCGGGCCCCTCGCTCTACGTCCAGACCATGAACGTCCAGAAGATGACGGGCTACGATCACGCCTCGACTGGGTTGACTGGCGACTGGGGTCATTGCCATACCTCCTGGCTAAATCCCGCCAAATTAGGTTATAGTTATAAGGCCATTGCCACGGTCACCCCTTCCGCAAATACCTTTGCCATGGTGGGCAGCATCGAGCGCCCGGGCATCCCGCTAGTACAGAACCAAGTCCAGCACATCAGCCTTATCGGCGTGGCGTCTGGTGGTGCTGCGTACATCAGCTGCGGCGCGGGAACCTCAACCGTCCCATTCCCTGTCACGACTTTCTGGGATGCGACCACGCCCGTCTACTCTGACGAACTCACGCTGGCTGAATGCCTCAACTCTATCCCTGCCATTACGTTCACGGTGGGCGGTGGGCCTGTGTCGATTGCCTTTGCCGGCAATGTGGAGGTCAGCCGCACGACCGAGGGCTCCTACTACGTTACCTTCTGTAACGAACTAGCTGGCCTGAACGCCCCGCTCCTAACCTTCAACACGGCAGGCGTCACGGCCTACGATTACGACTTTGACATCACGCAGTACCACACCGGGAACATTGACCTGACGACCCCGATGCAGACTGGCATGGTTCAGCTGCGCAACGTGCCAGGGGAAGACGAGGCCGACGATCCGTACAATGTGAACTACGCCGCGAACTGGGACCAGATTGTAAACAAGGCCGAGTGCGTGGCTTGTGATGGCTTCACAGGTGACGTCACGACCGACGGAATGTTTAACATCACCGGGGCCACAACCATCCCTGTCGACTACTCGATTGTCGGCGCGTGCATTAACGAGCCTAGCACTACCACCCATCCTTACAAGGTCATCTACGACAGCAGCTCGGGAGGCTCGGACACGTTCAGCATTGTTACTGGTACGACGAACAACATCTCTCCAGGGAATATCGCCAGCACCATCACCGTCTCTGCGGGCTCGTACGACGTATGGATCAGACACCCCTATGCTCTCGGTGTCTTCCCCGATGCGACCAACTTCGAGTGGGACATTGGCGCGGCTATCCCTGCGGATACGGACACGGACGGCTATGTACTCATTGCGACCATCAGCAGCACGACGGTTACGCAGCTTGTCACGGGCTCGCTTTGGGGCGACCGCTTGAAGACCGGCACGGACACGGCGCGCTACTATTACGCCCAAGTCTAATGGGCCTCATCATCGGCACATCGTTTGCACCCTCAACGTGGGGAGCGCTGCGTAGTGTTATTTACAATAGCACACTCTCTGGGCCTCCTGTTGCCACAGGTGGGACCCATACCGTTGAGTACGATCACGGCTTTAAAACTACTGACGGAAACGGCTTTATCCGAACGGATTACGGCGCCTTATATCTAAACAATGGAACGCAGTTTGGACCCAACTTCAACGCCTACATCACATCAGGAACATCTGCAAAGTTCGCTTCCGAATACCAGACCTCGAGCGTAGGTATGCTGGTCAATGAAGACCGGGCTCAGCTGACAGGCGAGACGGTGGCCCTAAGCAGCGGAAGCATTACCATGGCGGCCTCGGCCTTCGTCTCCCCGTTCCAGACCTTTACCGCGTCGAGCACCCCGACTATCAATACAATCGGCAAACTGACGGCCTTCTAAGCCCTCCCCCCTCCCCCCTTCCAATCGGGGCAAGTTTAAGACCCGATGAGCTGCAACACCGTCACCTTTAAGCGCGGCACGAACTTCGGTTCCTCGACCGTGTTTACCCCGGAGGCCCCTCCGGCCATCCAGACCTTGAGCGGCGTGACCGTCACCTCGACCATCGTCGACGCAGATCGCAATGAGTACGACCTGACCGTAGTGGTCGCCGGCGACTTCCTATCGTTTACCGCGGACTACTCGGGCTCGACCGCTGACTGGGCTATTGGCACGGCCCGCTGGGACATCAAGTTCACGCAGGGCACGACCATCTTCTACTCGGATACCATGCGCCTAGACATCATCGGCCAGGTCACCGTCTAATTTCATGGCCCTTACGATTACCATTCCTGGAGCAGTCGAGACGACCACCGGGTCAACCGCCCCTGCC